AATCGGAGCGGCGGCTGGCATGGCAATGTCCATTGGATACAATAAGGTGATGGGTAATATTTAGGAAAGAAGATTCTATGAACTATGATTTTTCTGGTTGGGCTACTAGGAATGATCTTAAATGTTCTGACGGGCGAATCATTCGTTCTGGAGCGTTTAAAGATTGCGACGGTAAACAAGTGCCGTTGGTCTGGCAGCATCAGCACAATGGTGTCGAGAATGTTCTTGGACATGCCATCCTAGAAAATCGACCAGAGGGTGTTTATACTTATGCAGTATTTAACAACACTGAGTCCGGTAAAATGGCAAAAGAAGCTGTCCAGAATGGTGACATCAAGCAACTATCAATTTATGCGAACAAGCTAAAGCAGAATGGCTCTAATGTAATGCATGGAGTTATTAGAGAAGTTAGCTTGGTTCTTGCTGGGGCAAATCCCGGCGCAATGATCGATACTGTTATTGCTCACAGCGATGACGGTTCAGAAGAAGCGGTAATCTATACAGATACTGATATCGAATTGTATCATGCAGCTACCAAAAAGGATGAAGATACAGATGAGACTGATCCTGAAGTAGTTGAAGATAATCAAAATGGAAGTGTTGACGAAAGGACACAAAACATGGATCCACAGAATGCACAGGCACAGGCTCCACAGGCACAGGCTCCACAGGGTCAGGCTCCAGTACAGGGCGACAAGACCATTCAGGACGTTATCGATGAGATGACCGATGAGCAGAAGGATGTATTGTATTATCTCGTAGGTATGGCAGCACAGCAGGGTGAGGCTACAGGCGAGGAAGATGTAGAGGATGAAGATATGAAGCACAATTTGTTCGATGCTGAGGGTGATTACCTCGCACACTCTGCTGAGGATATGGAAGAGGTACTGCGCGACGCAAAGCGTTATGGCTCCCTAAAGGAGTCCGCACTCCAGCACGGCATGGAGGACATCACTCTTGGCGACGCTCTTCAGCACAGCATCACTGATGTTGGTTTCCTGTTCCCAGATGCTAAGACCATTGGTGCAGAGCCAGAGTTTATTTCCCGCAAGATGGACTGGGTCGAGGACGTTATGAACGGCGTTTCTCGTACTCCTTTCTCCCGTGTTAAGTCTATCTTTGCAAACATCACCGAGGATGAGGCAAGGGCTAAGGGTTACATCACTGGTAAGGAGAAGAAGGAAGAGGTATTCAAGCTTCTGAAGCGTACCACTGATCCACAGACCATCTATAAGAAGCAGAAGATGGACCGTGACAACATGGTCGACATTACTTCTTTCGATGTCGTTGCTTGGCTCAAGAAGGAAATGCGCATGATGCTCGACGAGGAGCTTGCTGGCGCTATTCTTTGCGGTGACGGTCGTACTTCAACCGATGACGATCACATCTCTCACGATCACATCCGCCCAATTTGGCAGGACCAGAATCTCTACACTACTAACGTTGCTGTAGCAGTCAAGTCTGCTGAGAAGGATGACGAGAACAAGGTATACGGCAAGATGATCAAGGCAATCATCAAGGCTCGTAAGAATTATCGCGGTTCTGGTAACCCAGTATTCTATACTACCGAGGATGTTCTCACTGGTATGCTTCTTATTACCGATTCTACTGGTCGTGACATTTACGAGTCTCCTGAGAAGCTTGCTCAGAAGCTGCGCGTTTCTAAGATCGTTACCGTTCCTGTTCTTGAGAACAAGACTCGTGTCGGTTCCGATTCTAAGCGCTATCAGCTTCAGGGTATCATTGTAAACCTCAAGGACTACAATGTTGGTGCTGACAACGGTGGCGCTGTAACTCTGTTTGACGACTTCGACATTGACTACAATGCTCAGAAGTACCTCATTGAGACTCGTTGCTCTGGTGCTCTTGTTAAGCCATACTCTGCTATCTCTGTTGAGATGACACTCGAGGCTTAGTATTTCTATGGATGAGTTCTCTTATCTATAGAAGATAGGAGAAATTCAAAATGGGAAAGTTTTATGGCAATATTGGTTTCGCAACAACAGAAGAAACTCAACCAGGAATTTATGAAGAAGTAATTTCTGAAATACGCTACAGGGGCGACCTTCAAAAGATCTATAGACGATCCGATGGCGGCGCTCCTGTAGATAATATTACTCTTCAAAATCAAATCAGCATTATTGCCGATGCATTTATTAACGATAATTTCATGAACATTCGTTATGTCGAGTATGCTGGTTGCAAATGGAAGATTACTTCTGTCGAAGTGGCAACTCCAAGGATTATTTTGTCGATTGGAGGTAGGTATAATGCAAACTCTTACGGACAATAGACTCGACTTCCATAAAAAATTGGAATTTGTCTGGGATGAGACATTTCTAACAGGAAAGACCTACTTTCAACCGCCATCAAACATAAAACTAGAGTATCCATGTATGGTTTATGAGCCTAGCGGTATTGAAAATAGGAATGCCGATAATGAGCCATACAGACGTAATTTCAGATATTCGGTTAAAGTGATTAGCAAGTCGCCATTACATCCAGTAATCGACAGACTTTTAGATTTTAAGTATGCTACTTATGATCGTCACTATGTTGCCGATGGTCTGAATCATGACGTATTTACTATTTACAATTAGATTGGACATTATAGATGGGTAAACAAATTAATTGGGACGAGACTGGTTCTCGTTGGTTTGAGAATGGCTGCGATCGCGGTGTTCTCTATGTTCAGGGTGATACCGGCAATTATCCTAAGGGTGTTGCTTGGAACGGTCTGACTAAGGTTACCGAGGCTCCCGAGGGTGCTGCTGCAAATAACCTTTATGCAGACAATATTAAGTATGCTTCTCTTCGTTCTGCTGAGTCTTTCAAGGCAACAATTGAGGCTTATACTTATCCTGATGAGTTTGGCGAGTGCGACGGCTCCGTTGAGGTAGCAAAGGGCATCAAGGCTGGTCAGCAGACTCGTAAGGCATTTGGCTTCTCTTATCGTACTAATATTGGTAACGATACTGGTACAACTTCCGACGATGGTTACTACATTCACCTCGTTTATGGTGCTACTGCTGCTCCATCTTCTCGTAACTACGAGACTGTTAACAACTCTCCATCAGCAATTACTTTCTCTTGGAGTGTTGAGACCACACCAGTTAACGTTAAGGGCATTAAGCCAACCTCAACTCTGACTATCGATTCTCGTAAGGTCAGCAAAGAGAATCTCAAGAAGATCGAGGATAAGCTCTATGGTACTGAGACCGCAGATCCTATTCTTCCACTTCCTGACGAGATTGTTACTCTTGTCGGCGGTACACCAGGTACGCCAATTCACGGTTAAGATAAGCTATTAAATTGATAAGGAGTTAACTCATGTACAAGAAGACTATTGAGTGCACTGACTTTGATGGTAATAAGATCAAGGACGATTACTATTTCAATTTCACAAAAGCTGAGATTTTGGAGTTTGATAACTCTGAGATCGGCGGAATGGAGCAGTATATCGAGCGTATCCAGAAAGAGAAGGACAACACTAAGCTGTTCAAGCTCTTCAAGGATCTTATTCTTAAGGCTTACGGTGAGAAGTCTCAGGACGGCCGTAGGTTCATCAAGTCTGAAGAAAAAGCAATCGAGTTCTCTCAGACAGAGGCATACTCGGAGCTTGTTATGGAGTTAGTTTCTGATGCAGACGCGGCGGCCGAGTTCGTCAATAGCGTATGCGCTAGCGTACTTAAGGATCAGAAGCTTAATCCTGTGTCTAAGTAAGGAGGGATGTTAGAGAGTGCTTCAAATAACTATTCCAGAAGTCGAATTGTACGACGAAGAAAGAGCCGAGTTCTCGTTTAAAAAAGAGATAGTATTATCACTGGAGCACTCTCTCATCTCTATTTCAAAATGGGAGTCGAAGTGGCATAAACCGTTCTTAACTTCCGAAAAAACTGAAGATGAGATATTAGATTACATCATTTGTATGTCTGTTGGTAAAAGGATTACTCCAGCAGATCTAGAAGGAATAACAAAAGAAGATCTTGAGGCCATAAATAATTATATTGACGATCCAATGACCGCTACAACATTTTCGTCTGGATCAACATCTGGACAAACAAAGTTTGTTACATCGGAGTTGGTATATTATTGGATGGCTAAAGCTAGTATTCCTTTTGAGTGTGAAAAGTGGCATTTTAATCGGCTTATGACATTAATTAGAGTTTGTATGGAAGAAGACAACACTAAGAAAGAGATGTCACCTGACGAAATAATGCGACAAAATCGAGAATTAAACGAAAGGCGTCGAAGGGAGATGCACACTAATGGATGATACAACTAAGTTTGATGTTGCTATTAGTAATATTGAAGATAATCACGAGGGCGCTCCAGACGATTACAAACCCGAGGAAGACGGTCCTAAAGATTTAGGAGATAAGTAATGGGTTTTACAGTTTCAGAATTCATCCAATGTCATGGCTCTAACATGGATTGGGGTCGAGGTGGAAAAAGCGTAAGCTATATTGCCGTTCACTACACCGGCACTAATGCTTCTGGTCATAACAATCTTGTTTATTTTTCTGGTCCAAACCGCAATGCTTCAGCGCATTATTTTGTTGATACAGATGGCACCATTTCTCAGAGTGTGTCTGAGCGAGACACTGCTTGGGCTGTTGGTAACTACGATCGCAATCAGAGGTCAATCTCTATTGAGTGTGTCTCCGATGGCTCTGCTCCTTTTACAGCTGCTCAGATTGCATCTCTTCGAGCAATTGTAACTGATCTTATGTATCGATACGGAATTACTGCTGATCGAGTTATTCGTCACTACGATGTAACTGGCAAGCATTGTCCGGCACAGTATGTTGATGAGTCAGCTTGGGCTGCACTTAAGAACCAAATTACTTCAACATATGTTGGAGAGCCAAAGTGGGTTCACAGTCCAAACGGTTGGTGGTATCAGCGTAGTGATGGTTCATATCCTGCGAACGAGTGGATGTGGGTCACTGATGCTTGGTATTGGTTCAACGGTCAAGGATATATGGAGACTGGTTGGCATTGGATTAACGGAAAGTGCTACTATCTTTCCGAGTCTGATGACACAATCGGTAAGATGGTAAGCGGAATGCAATCCATCAATGGAGCTAAGTATTTCTTTGATCCGACTGGTGTTCTACAGTTTGGCTGGATTAAGTACGATGGCAGCTGGTATGTGACCGATGACAAATGGGGTATTATTCAGGTATCCAAATGGTATTTCAAGGATAACACTTGGTACTATCTCGATGGTGAAGGTAAGATGCTTACCGGACATCAGACTATTGATGGAAAGCAGTATCTATTCTCCGAGTCAGGAGCTATGCAAACCGGAATTCATGAAGTAGATGGCGATATGTATCTGTTCAGTGAGTCTGGTCCTATGGTTACTGATACACTGTACATCAATCCGGAGACAAACAAGATCTCAGCATTTGATCACAACGGTCGAATGATTAAGAATCATGTTCTCTCGGTCAACATTGATGAGAACGGAACCGTCACAGGAATCAAGAGTATCGATTAATTCAAAATGGGGGTGAAGTATGATAAGTTTTAAAGAATCTGGAGATTTTAAGAATCTAGAGAAGCTTTTATCTTTTTCTAAAAGAGCAAACATAGAAGCAATTCTTAATAAGTACGGTCAGATTGGAGTAGAAGCCTTATCTGCTGCAACCCCCTCTCGTTCTGGCAAAACTGCAAGTAGCTGGAACTACAAAGTAACAAGAAGTAAAGGAAATTTACAAATAGATTGGTATAACACAAATACTAATAAAGGTGAGAACATAGCGATTCTTATTCAGTACGGTCATGGCACTGGAACCGGTGGTTATGTACATGGCATTGATTATGTTAACCCTGCTATGAAACCGATATTTGATCAATTATCTAGAGATTTATGGATGGAGGTTAATGCTTAATGGCCGAAACTGTCGATAATAAAGTTGTACGTGTACAATTTGATAACCAACAATTTGAGCGAGGGGTTAGGCAAACAACCTTATCTCTTCAGAATCTTAAACAGTCTCTTAAGATGGAAGATTCTAGTAAATCCATTGAAAAAGTTACATCAGCTCTTAAGAATATTAACCTCGATGGTTTGAATAGTGCTCTGGATTCGATCAAGAATCGTTTTAGTGTAACCGGAATGGTTGCTCTTAATATTTTGTCTAGCATTGCAAGCAGAGCAGTATTTGCTGGACAACAATTGGTGTCATCTTTTACTATGACCCCATTGATCGATGGTCTTAGAGAGTACGAACTCCAGTTGCAGTCTCTTCAGACAATCTACGCAAATGTTTCTCCTAAAGGATATTCTCTCGATGATGTAAATGCGTCTTTGGATGAGTTGAATACTTACGCCGATAAGACGATTTACAAATTCGGTGAGATGACAAGGAACATTGGTACCTTTACTGCTGCTGGAGTTGATCTTAAAGAGGCAACAAAGGCTATTCAGGGTCTTTCTAACCTTTCTGCTATGACTGGTGCAACTGCCGAACAGTCAGCAAGAGGTCTGTATCAGGTTTCTCAGGCATTATCGACTGGCTTCTTTCGTCAGATTGACTGGATGTCGATGGATAATGCAAACATGTCTAACGCGCAGTTTAAAGACATGCTTGTTCAGATTGCAGATAAGCGAAACAATAACGCTGCTACGAACGCCATCAAGAGTAAGGGAAGCTTTAGGGACTCTCTTGAAAAACAATGGCTTACCAAAGATGTTTTCTTGGAGGCATCCAATATTCTTGGTGAGGTTGTTGATAGTGAAGAAGCCTATCAGAACCTGATGAAGAAGATTATTGATAGCGGATACACTGAAGCACAGGCTAAGCAATTTGCTAACATGGCAAAGATGGCTTATGAATC